GCAACTGAGTTTGTTACTACTCTGCCACTACCTGCATCGGGCCTTCGCTTTACGTTTATTGTAAAAGCCGCCCCCGTAGGCACTGCATACACCGTAGTCACTAATGGTGGCGCAAATATTATCAAAGGCCAGCAGTACAACGCTGCCGGTGTTGCGGGTGATACAGGCACGTCTGATGACACCATTACTTTTGTGGCAAGTTCGTCTGTTGCTGGTGATCGTGTGGAATTGATCAGTGATGGCACAAGTTGGTTTGCTTATGCATTCTGCACCTTGGCGGCATCAATTACGTTTACCACTGCTGCATAATTAGGAGGTCGCCATGGCTTTCATGAGCGATGTACAGAGTACCTATCGTACGACAGATGGGGCTATTTTTACGGGCCGTACCCGAATAAAGGGGGTTTATATCTCTCCGGATACGGGTGTAGGCAACGTGAAAATCACTGATGGCAACGGGGGCACGGTTCTTTACAGAATAGACGTTCCTGCGGGTAGTAGCGCCATTTATATGAACCTGCCTGAAGACGGTATTTTGTTTAAAAACGGTGCGTATGCCGACCTGACAACGGTCATTTCGGCCACATTCTTCTGGGCATAAGGGGCTAATCATGATGATGAAGATGAACAAAAAGCGTAAGAAATCGGGTATGTCGATGGATAAGGGCATGAAAATGGCCAAATCCACCAAAAAAGGCATGGCGGGCGATGATATGTCCAGCATGGATACTATGCCTATGGCTGCAATGCCCATGAAAAAAATGGGTGGTGGCACGATGGGTTATGCCCACGGCGGAATGGTTAATTCCCGTGGCAACGGCATGGCACGTGGCAAGAAGACTCGTATTTGTTAAGCCATGGCTTCCCGTAAGGAAAAGCCTATAGCTGCCTCGGTCAAATCGGGTAATTTTCGACCGACGAAGGCCGGGGCGGGTATGACCAAACAGGGGGTGGCAGCCTATCGTCGGGCCAATCCCGGCAGTAAGCTTCAAACTGCGGTTACTGAAGATAACCCTTCAGGAAAACGGGCAGAACGTCGTAAGTCGTATTGCGCCCGCAGTGAGGGGCAGATGAAAAAATTCCCTAAGGCTGCGGCGGATCCAGATAGTCGTCTTCGTCAAGCCAGAAAACGGTGGAAATGTTAAATGGAAATGGTCTTGTGGAACGCTGTTTTGTCCTTCTTGCTGGCGATTGCAGGATGGATCATGCGCGAAAAAGCAGAAGAGCTTCAGCGCATTCAAATTTTATTGAATCGTACGCGAGAAGAAATTGCTAAGGAATATGTGACAAAGTCAGAAGTCCATGCAGATATTAATCGTGTATTGGACAGGTTAGATAGATTAGATGCAAAACTTGATCGTTTAGTGGAGATTCGACATGCCAGCTAAAAGCGCCAAACAGAAAAAGCTGATGGATGCCGCTGCACATAGTCCGGCATTTGCCAAGAAAGTAGGCATACCCACTAAGGTAGCAAAGAAATTCAGTAAAACCAGCAAGGGTATGGAGTTTCAAAAAGGCGGGAGCGTTAATCGTGTAGGGGACGCAGTGACCCCCAGTCGTAGAGACCCAGATATTGGGAAGATGATTAAAGAAACCAAAGTTCCTACGAAATTGTCCAAAGGTGGTATGGGAAAAAAAGGTAAAGGGTGCTAAATGGCAACCTCTGGAACAACCACCTTCAATTTAGAGTTTGATGACCTGATTGAAGAGGCGTATGAGCGTTGCGGTCTTGAGAATCGCGATGGCTACGACATGCGAAGTGCGCGCAGGTCGTTAAATTTGTTGTTCCTTGAGTGGGCTAATCGGGGTTTAAATCTTTGGACGATTGAGCAGCGTCAGACCACCATGGTGTTTGGTCAAGCAGAGTACACGCTCCCTGCTGATACGGTAAATGTACTCTCTGCTGTGATTCGAACGGGATCAGGTCAGACCCAACAAGACATTACAATTGATCGTATTAGTCAAAACGAATACTTGCACCTTCCCGACAAGAATACGCAAGCGCGTCCTGCGCAATATTATGTTCAGCGCACGTCGTCCCCCAAGCTATTTGTCTATCCTGCTCCCGACAATACCGAGCCTTACATTTTTAGGTATTACGCTGTTCGGCGCATGGAAGATGTTGGGGCATACACCAATACAGCGGATATTGTATTTCGTTTCCTCCCGTGCCTCGCAGCGGGACTCGCTTATTACTTATCGCTCAAAAAAGCGCCTGATCGCACGGTAATTTTGAAGCAACTGTATGACGAAGAGTTTCAGCGGGCGGCACAGGAAGACCGAGATATTGCTAGTGTGTACATAGTTCCCGATTTGGGGTATTGACATGGCAGGCTATGCAGTCGGAAAAGCTTCGCAAGCCATCTGCGACAGGTGTGGCCAGCAGTTTTTTCTAAAAGAATTAAAGAAGGAATGGACAGGGTTCAAGGTTTGTCAGGAGTGCTACGAGCCAAAGCACCCACAGCTTGAGCCTAAGCGCGGAATAAACGAGCCGATTGCGGTGTATGACCCAAGGCCTGATGGGGTACAGACTGTGCTGGTTTCGTTGGGGTATGGTGGGGATTCGACGTTTGCTTCGGTAGGTATGCAGCCTGCTCCGGTAGCCAAACCATTAATTGCAAACGGTTCCATTTCATCAGTGACGGTGACGATCACATGAACTACACAGAATTAAAAAATACAGTGGCAGATTATACGCAGAATGAATTTACGTCTGCGGAATATTCCACGTTTACAAAGCAGGCAGAACAGCGAATATATAATTTGGCGCAACCCGCCAACCTTAGAAAAAATGTTACAGGCGCTCTTTCTTCAGGTAACAGGTTTTTGTCTTGCCCCAATGATTTCTTGTCTGTGTATTCCTTATCCGTCATTAAAAATAACGAATACATTTATTTAGATAACAAGGACGTTAACTTCATAAAAGAGGTGTATCCCTCTACGGTTTCGACGGGTACGCCAAAATACTATGCCTTGTTTGGGCCAACGGTCATAACACAAGACATAACAAACGAACTAAGTTTTATTATAGGGCCGACCCCGGATAATTCCTATGCAGTGGAACTGCATTACAACTATTATCCAGAATCTATTGCGGATGCAGTAAGCGGAACATCATGGTTGGGAGACAACTTTGATAGCGTTCTTCTGTACGGAGTTCTAGTAGAGGCGTATACCTTCATGAAGGGGGAGCCTGATCTGATGCAGTTGTACGATACTAAGTTTAAAGAAGCCGCAGCTCTGTATAAAACATTGGCGGATGGTAAGCAGCGTGGCGATACTTATCGTGACGGTCAGGTTAAATATCCGGTGAAATAATGGCAATAATACAGACATGGACGACTAGCTTTAAGCGCCAAGTACTGCTCGGGGAGCATGACTTGGATACGGATGTATTGAAGATTGCTTTATATACCGACACAGCGATATTGGGCCCGGATACGACAGTCTATACAGTTGTTGGGGAAACCAGTGGGGCAGGCTACGCTGCGGGTGGAATTGCTTTGACGAATGTCACAGTAAATTCTGGGAATGGGATTGCTTACGTTGATTTTGACAATCCTTCGTGGGCGGGGGCATCGTTTACTGCGCGTGGGGCGTTGATATATAACAGCAGTAAAAGCAATAAATCCATGTTTGTATTGGATTTTGGAACAAATCAAACCGCAGTAAATGAAACCTTTATGTTGGATTTGCCCGCAAACAATCCTACATTTGCTTTAATTAAACTTTCTTGAGAGGTCATTATGTCGAACATCACTAAAGCAAATCTTGGGGATTCCACCGAGGTTAGTCTTTTACAAACCCCTGTGCAAAAGGAAACTATTCGCGCAGGTGGAGTATTCCACGTTCAGTGCTTTGATCAACACGGCAATCTGAAGTGGGAAGAAAGAAACCATAACTTGGTGGTTAATGAAGGCCTACAAAGCATGGTCGCTGTATATCTCGATGCTGCTACCCAAATCACTACGTGGTATGTCGGATTGGTAGAAGGCCCCGGTTCTAGCACCACATATAGTGGCACTCAGACGTTGGCCTCCCATGGCACAACAGGTGGCGGTGGTTGGACAGAACTTATTCCCGGAACGGCCTATACAGGTAACCGCAAAACTGCGACGTTTGGTACGGCAACAACGGCTGATCCTTCAGTCATTGATAATTCTGCCAGCCCTGCTGAATTTACTATGTCCGGCTCATATACGGTAGCAGGAGCGTTTTTGTGTTCCGTTGCTACAGGTACTTCAGGCGTATTGTTTTCTGCTTCCGATTTTACTGGTGGTGATCGCACGGTTGTGGCAAACGATATTGTTCGTGTGACTTACACGTTCAGCCTTGACGCTGTTTAATAGGAGAATGTAATGGCACTCAAATTTGAAAAAAACGATGTAGTTCGTATGGTTGTAGCGGCCCCACCAGAGGGCCCTATTGATGGATTCAGGATGCTAGAAGACGGCACGGTACTTTGCCATATCACATGGGTAGATGCTGAGGGCAACCAGCATAACAAGTGGATTGATGAAAATAGACTAGTTAAAGTTTAATCATGAAGATTGACTTCTGCTTTGATACTCAGTACGGGCGGTTCTGCGACGCCCTACATCTCCCTGACGACCATACGTTTACTGACGAAGAAATCCAAGCAATGAAACAGCAACGGTTGGACAACTGGATAGCCGTTGTTACCGCTCCTTCTTCAGAAGAACCACCGGTGGAGTGATGAATGGCAGATCGTTATTGGGTTGGTGGCACGGGCACATGGAATAGCACCAGCACGACTAACTGGTCAGCGTCATCAGGCGGCGCTGCTGGAGCTTCTGTTCCTACTGCGGCTGATAACGTAATCTTTGACGCAGGGAGCGACGCGGGCGGTATCTTTACTGTCACGATGGCAAACTCGCAATATCTCGGTCTTCCTGTGCCGCCCGCTGAAACTCTTCGTCATACAGTTGCTTCAAAATTACCGTGCGATCAGGCGCTTTTTTGAGCGATAAGTAATAAGCGAGTCCCGCTGCGAGGCACGGGAGGAAACGAAATACAATATCCGCTG